CTAAGAAAAGAGGATATTCTTCTCTGATATATTGAGGAATCTGAGATTTGATGAAAAATTTCTTTTTATGAGGAATATGCATTTATTACTCTACTCTCATATTTATGTTCACATCAGTATCGACGATTGCTAGAATATTATTTCTAGCTGATGTAACTGTATATTCAACAGGTTCTGCAACAACATCTAAAGTGTTGTCTGTATTGACAACAGATGATGGTTTTAAATTTGTTATCTTAACTAAACCTGTATTATAATCTATCGTCCCTGCATTAGTTTTAACAATAACTTTGTTGCCTGAATCTATTTTGTAAATTCTAATTAAACCAGTTGAATCATCTTCTAAGAAGAATTCGTCATTAGTAGCACCCAACGTGGAATCATTTAAAGCTCTAAATCCGGTGGCAGATCTGAATGTACTTGCTCTTAAAGTATTTTGAAAATCTATAGTGTATGTAGATGTAACATCGATATTTACATTGACAGTTTTTCTTAATTTGATAAGAGTATAATTTGCGATAATTGAATTATCAGTTTTATCGATTTCGTTTACGAATTTAGAGTAAGAAAATCTAGTTCCAAATTTTATCAATTCTTCTGAATTATACGACATAATCTTATCTAAGATAAGTGATTTCAATTCGGCAGAAGTATATATCGTTCTTTTCGCATTATATAGAACGGAAGTATCTATCTGTATAAAAGTGTAATCTGCATCAACAATTTCTGGAATCACAGTCAATATATTCTTTGTTTCTAATATATTGGTTAATATTTCTTGTTTTACTGCATTTGTAATTCTAAAACCATTTTTAGGTTTGAATGATATGAATACTTTTCCGTAAATTGGTGGAATATTTTCTTGTCCTCCCCAAACTGAGATAGATTCCGCTTGAGGATAATCTCTTTCTAGAAAGAATTTGTAATCTTCAGCTGTTACTGCTCTTCCTTGAGTTGTAAAATTATTCAAAGCATTAATACGAATAGATTCTATCGATTCTTCAGAAGCTCCACCATATGTAGTCTCTATGTTATCGAAGACGATATCAGAAGAACCAAATGATTCTAATCCGATTCCTCTACCAGCACCTATAGTATCTGACAGAGTCAATTTAGATATTCCGTTTGCTTTATCGCCAGAAGAAGTTTGGAATGAAATAATGATAGTTCCTGATTCTGGCTTCATTCCAAGAACACCATCACCAAATTGTATTACATAATTTCTATTAGTAGATTCAAATAGATAAAAGATTTGTGATTCGGAATCTAAGATAGTTATATCTGAAACAAGATTATAAGTTTGTAAATCGCCGGAAGTTCCTGCTTCTTGATTATAAACTTCGATAGATTCTGTATCTATATTGAAATTATTGATATAAAACTTATCTACTGGATTTCCATCAGCATCTGTTGCGTTGTATTGTATGGATAATCTCGTTCCTTCACGCAATTCAACATCAGTAAAAGTATATCTATTTCCATCTGATATAGCTGATACTGCTTTTGTTGGTTGGAATATATAAGTCGTCCCATCAATATCACCGACAAATTTAATTGTTTTATCTAATGTTAAGGAACTATTAAGAGGATCTGTTGTTGGAATTCTAAAAGATATTTTTGTTTTTGACGACTTCTTAGATCTTGGCGTATAACCTAAATTCTTTGCAATAGAAACAACTGAAGATCTTAATTGAGCAGTGTCAATGAAATTTTCATTCATTGCCATATTAAGATATACTGCATTATAATGTGTATTATAAGCAAGTATATCCATAACAAGAGATAACCCAGATCCTTCGTAATTGTAATCAGTAAATGATGAATTATTCGCAATAAATGCAGCAATATTACCACGAATTGTTTCGAAATCTAATTCTGAAACTAAATTTACTGTTTTATTCGCCATGTTATCTGACTCTTTCTAAATTGACTCTTACTGATACCGGATCTTGAATATTCACAATGTAGAAATAAATTTCTACATCAATGGAATTTAAATCTGAAGTTTCTTTTACATCTACTCTAATCAATTTTGCTCTTGGCTCAAAATTATTTATAACATCTTGAACAGAAGTCTCTATTATAATTGAAGTTTCTGATGTAATATTTTCAAAGAGAGAACCATATATTGCAGAACCTATTTCTGGATGAAATAATCGTTCAGAGAATTTCGTTAGAACAAGATGTTTAACAGATCTCTTTACAGCATCTATATCAGATAAAACATAGATGTCTTTAGTCTTTGGATTTTTGGTGAAGGAAAGATCGATATCTTTGTATCTATTTTGGATAGTCGAAGCCATATTCGTATTTATTATGATAGAAATGGTAATTTCGGAATACTAGAAAGGGAAGTTGCGGCTGTATTCAATGTGTCGATTGTAGTATTAATAGAAGCATATATTGTATAATATTGTGAATTTCTAGGATCTATTGCTGCTGGTAATTTAGGAATTTTCTTATCGCCTTTTCTTTTCTTATCAAATAGTTTATCTATTTTCTTGAAATTATTTGCAATAGCTTTGACATTATTTACTGTATTGACTAGATTACTTGCTATATTTGCGGTGACAGCAGCTGTATTTGCAACATTATTAATTTGAGACAATGCCGAATTAACATTTGTAATTGTTCCGGTTACATCAACTCCTAATGAATTAATGGTAGTTGCTAATGAATTCATTGAAGCAAGGGATGAAGATATCTCAGAAATGCCACCAACAACATATTCATTTAAAGTATCAATTGACTCTTGAATCTCTGAAGTAGAATTAGATATTGTTGTGTTATTTTTATTGTTATCTATTACATTAATCCATGCGTCAGAAGTTCTAGATAATGAAGAAGATTGCAAACTTAAAGTTGATGTTATGGATTCTATTTGAAATAACGATTGTTGAAAATTACTAGAAGTTAAATTTTGTGTAAGTGATTGTAATGTATTTGTTGTAGTTTGCATCTGAGATATTTGATTTATTGAAGAATTCAACGCAGAAGTTACTTCGTTAGATAATAGACCTTCATTAGATAAAAACCCAATAGCATCAAATGCTGCTGAACTAACAGTTCTCCAAGAAACTGGTCTATTAATGTAAGGAGCCACTAAGGCAGCAATTTCTGCTGCCTGCGCAGATGCTCTATAAATCTTTAACAATTTAGAGTTGTTAGTTGGAACAGAAAATGATGGTAGATTTGGTATTGGCATATTCTTATGGATTGAATGTTAATGGTCCAACCGGAGCAGTCTTTGGTATTTTTCTAGAAACTACAGGAGCTTCTGAATTAACTCTTATAAGCGATTTAAGATTAATCGTATTAGTCAATGATTCTAAAGATAATTCTCCTCCACCAGATGTCACTTTGGTTGCCAATTTAGAGCCAACAGTTGTTTTTAGATCTGATTGAATAGTTGTATATAGACCATCTACAATTGTTTCGATATTCGATCCAACGACAGTTTCTGTATTCGAATATAATTTCGTTCCTGCAGTGGTTGAAGAAATATTCATTCCCAATAAAGATGTGAGTCCCATAGTTGTATTTGATATTAATGCAATTGATCCTAATTCAGTATTGACATTGAAATTTCTAACTGATGACATTCTAATATTATCTGAATTTAAAGTTATATCTCCACCAGCTTTCATGACAATATCTTTTGCTGCATCTAGAGTAATATTCTCGTTACAGAAAATAGAAGTATCTTTCTTAGCATGAATAGTTAATTTAGAATTTGCTTCTACGTTAATGTCATTTCCAGCATAGATATTAACTCTTCCACGTGTAGTTATATTAACAGATCCTTCTACAAAGATATTATCATCATCCAAAACAATTGTGTAATTAGTTCCATTTATCTTAGTTATCTTATGCGCTTTTCTTTCAGATTCGGAAATCTTTTCTTCATAGACTTCATAGAAAGTTCCGCATGGATGATATTCATGTATTCTTCTATGGTCCTTTGTATCATCCCATTCTTTTACAATTCCGCCTTCAGTCTGGAATACTTTATTAAATGGATACTTTGCTTTGTATGGTGGTCTTGGTTCTAACCACGCAGTATCATCACCATCTGATCTAGCAGAACCATTTTCGGAAATTCCTTCAAGCGCAACTTGAATTGATTCCCCTTTATTAGCAAGAGTTTTTTTTCTCTCTTCGATTACCGTTTTTTCTATGTTTTCAGCTCTTGCTAATCTATTTGTATCGGCTTCACCAATATAATCATCTTCTGGATAATGATTAAATGGATCAGAGAACCCAATGTTAGGTCGTGTTCTTTCTTGTGGAATACCGCCAATAGTTCCAAAAACTACAGGTTCTTGACAATTATCTCCATCTCTAAAGAAACCAACAACCCAAGTTCCTTCAACTGGTCCAACAGGAGTATCTCCAATTCCATTCATTGATGCAGAAGTTATAGGAAGAATCGGAAATGCCCAAGGTAGATCTTCTGTAGGAATTTTAGTTTTATCTTCTGTATGAAGACCTAGAATTCTTACACGAACCCGACCCAATTTCAATGGGTCGAATCTATCTTCAACAACTCCTTGAAACCAAACAAATCTATCATATCCTAAGAAACCATTAGTGATCATGATCCAACCTTCTTTCTCAGAGTTTCTTTACAACATTCTATAGTCATATTATATTGTACTTTTGTTATCGTGTGTCTTATATGTGTTATGAGTAAATTACCTTTATAATACTCATCAAATTTAGTTTCACCACCAGGTTCTGGAGAAGGTAGATCGAAATAAACAACATCTCCAGACTCTAGAGTACAATCTCCTGGTAGAGTTATTCTAATCTTAAATAAATCAAGTGAAGCCAATCTATGTGTTCTTATAGAAGATATTCTTTCAGTAAAGTTTGGATTTTCTGCAGTTCCTGTTGGATTATAGATTATTAAAGAATCTTTATAATCTTGCGAATCAAATCTATTTCTTTTCGAATCAAACACGCCAGTATACATTTTATTTTCTTCTAAATGATATAACTGATCAAACTTATCGTTGTAATTGAATGTATTTTTAGACCATTTCTTTTTGGTGATATCGTGTGTCAAAAGTGTATTATTGAATAATCCATTTGCATTATTGACGATTGTATTGAATGAATTGATAACTTCATAATTATATGCGTTTGCATATTCATAATTAGAACCAATATCTTGATCAATATTTCCTGGTCTAAAGTATATCGTTTTTCTTGGAGCATATGCTAACATATCATCCAAAGACAAGAACCAATATTTACTACTTGTTTCTTCTGTAAATCTACTAAGAGTATATGATTTTCTATCAGAAGATGTTTGTCCATCATTGTATAACGTCTGGAAGAAAAAGAAAGTTGGTTTGCCGTATTCTGAAACTGCTCTAGAAGCCAACCAATTAATAGTCTTTAATGGAGTCCAATTTGGAATAACAACATTCGAAATGCCAACTGTCTTTTCAATCTCATATGTTGTTTGTGTATTGAAGTCTAATAGAATTTTTTCTAATATGTTAGATATAGTCTCATTGGTGTAAGATTTCGAAATTCTTATATTTCTATCTAAAACAAATTCTTCTGATGTGAAATGAATTTCGTAAGATTGCGCACGTTCATTAATCATTGTTCTATTTTTGATATCGATTATTCGACCAACAAATGTAAATGATTTACTTTTTCTATCACCAGAATCTTTTTTTGTACTGATAGATTTCTGAGAAGTATGCTCACCAACAGAAACTTGTATTACAATTAATTCATTTCCCATAATTGGAAGTGAATTAGAACCAGATATCAAATTTAATGCATCATCAACAGAAATCCATCCAGTTAATGTTGGTGAATATATAGATTCGAATATATTAATTTCTGTGAAGATACCATTTATATCGATCGATCCATTTTCTGAAACGATCAATAATGATTTGATATCAAAATTTCCAGCTTGTATCTTTGACATATTATTGTGTTAATGAGTTAAATAGATCCACAAAATTTTGAATGTAAGATGAACTACAAACTAATATCGTTCTTTTTGCTTCATTGGTTTCAAATTCTATATCATAATTACTCTTAGGGTATTTCATAGTTCGACCATTTTCAGTTAATGGTCTTGAAGTTTGAGAATCTATATCAGTATATAGATAATTCACAAGAGGAACTTCAATGAAATATTCTGCATCTTCTACAGGATCATCGGAATATCTATCATAAGCTTCTCTTATAAAATATTTGTAAGTAGTTTGTGCTGCTGAAATTGTTCCATATTCATCTACAATATATTGTTCAAATTCACCATAAGAAAGTGGAAAATCATAAAATCTATCTAATCTATTATTGATAATCATAATAGTCCAATAGTAATTTGGATTACCATATAATGAGTTGGAAATTGTTTCGATATTTTCGCCATCTTTTATAACATACTTGTAATAGATGGATTTATCGTCATTGAGCGATTCTCTTCTAACAATTCTTACAGTGATATTTTTAAGAAGAAGATCGATGTTACCTGATGTGTCTAAGAAGTTTGGATATAGAACGTATGGAAATGGTGAGAAATATGACATATTTAATATTCTTCGTTCTGTTGTTCAAAATCGTCTTGTGTTAAAATTTCTGTTTCTTGAAAATCCATAACAAGTTCAATTTCTACTGGTGCTCCATCAGAATCTTTGAAAGTTACAAAATTTTTACCACCACCATAAGAAACTTGTAAATTTTTAAGAATACATTTCTTAGTTCTGAACAAATATGTGTTATTCTTACCAGAATTAAAAAATAATAATTCAAACTCTGATGGATATTTAAATAAAAAACTTCCTAATGTTAATTCTGGATGCATTGATGCTTTCAATGTTTTAATTATGTTCTTTATTGCTTCAGAATCAGATTTGTTCTTTGCT